GACCCGACCCCTTGCTTCACAAACATTTTGGGGGAAACTGGCGGCAATCAGCCGGTATTAACGGCGACTAACCAGCATTTGCCCAGACTTGAAACGGTTGGCTTAAGTCAGCACAGTTTTGGGGAGGGGATTGCCCAGTGGGCTTCTTTGCATATGGGTGTTGAATTAATGCCTTGGCAAAAGCATGTGTTGAACGGCCAGCTGTGCCATGACGGTAACGGCAACCTGCAGTTTCGTGAAGCTCTTGTGTCGACTGCACGTCAGCAAGGTAAGTCTGTTGCTTTGCAAGCACTAATTGGTTGGTGGATTACTGAACTGGCGGCGTTTCGTGGCAAGCCCCAGGCGGTGCTTTCGGTTGCTAACAAACTTGATAGGGCTGAAGCAATCTTTGGGTTTATCGCCCCAATACTTGTGGAGAAATTTGGGGGAAAAGCCGCCAATGCGATGGGCCGTAAGTCTGTAAAAATGCCTGACGGGTCGTTGTGGGAAGTTAGGGCCGCTACCCCAAACCTGCACGGCGGTAGTTACGACTGCATTGTCATAGATGAATTGTGGAATATTTCAGCGGCTGTAGTTGATGAGGCTTTGAGGCCTAGTCAGATTGCTAGGACTAATCCGCTTTTGTCTATGTGGTCTACCGCTGGCGATGAGTCAAGCGCTTGTTTCATAGCCTTTAGAGAAGCGGCCATATCTGAAATTGACAACGGCGATACCGGCAACCTGTACTTTGCCGAATACAGCATGAAGCCAGGTAGTGACCCTAGAAATGAAGCCAATTGGATTATGGCCAACCCAGCGATGGGGCAGACAGTGACAGTTGAGGCGCTTAGAGCCGTATCTAAAAAAGACAGTTTCCTACGTGCCCACTTAAACATGTGGGTTTCGGCCCGTGGTGCCTGGCTACAACCTGGCGTTTGGGACAAACAAAAAACCGATGTGCCTATGCCACCTGGTGGCGTGTTGGCTGTTGACACCGACCTAACCGACGGGCGTTATGTTGGCGTCAGGTCAAGCGTGCTTGAATCCAAAGCCCATGTGTGTGTCGAATTTATGGTAGATACCGAAGATCAAATGTGGGAAGAAGTAGAACGGGTCATGGCTGACACGGCCACCAGTCTGGTCATTACGCCAGCCCTGCATTTGCATTTGCCGAAAAGTTTGGAACGTCGAAGCACCGTTATTGGGTACGGCGAGTTACTCAAGTATTCGGGCCTTATCCAAAAGATGATTGTTGAAGGCAAAGTTAGGCACCGTGGTGAACTGTCTTTGGCTGAACATGTCAACCGTGCTGTGCTAACCAAAACTGGTGGCGGTGTCGTTCTGTCAAGTCAAAAAAGCCCAGGCCCGATAGAGCTGTGCCGGTGCATGGCGTGGGCGATTGCCGAAAGTTCACGCCCAAAGGTTGTGGGCAAACCTATGTTTGCTGTGTCTAAGACATCGTGACTTTCGGTCAGGCTATTGTTTAGTGAGTCCCTGTCCTGCGTCGGGCAGGGCAGGGACACCCCCGAAGGGTTTTAAAATGGGATTGTTTAGCAGTAACAAAATAAACAAAGCAGCAATTAGCCCACAGCCTGAACCGACTGTGCAAGCAGCTGCCGTTGGTGGCTCTTACTATTCGTCGCAAACTGCTGGCCCTAATTTTATTGGCGATTTTTGGTCATACCAGGCTGGCCTGTTGCGTAACCGTGCAATGTCCGTTGCCGCTATCAGTCGAAGCCGTGACCTAATGGCCTCAGTCCTGGCAAACATGGAACTAAAAATGTGCACCGAAATGTGGAACGGTGAAGAAATGGAAACCGTACCGCTGGCGCCACGTTCCTGGCTAAAACAACTAGACCCCGAAATGCCAAACAACTTTCTGTTTCCGTGGATATTTGACGACCTTTTCTTTTATGGCCGTTGCTTCTTGTACATCACCAGCCGCACAAAAGACGGTTACATGGCCAGCGCCACAAGATTACCCCAAGGGTCAATTACCACTGCTGACGCTGTCGGTCCCGTCTGGTTCGGTAAGTCAAAAGAAATTTATTTTAACGGCGGCGCTTTAGACCCTGCCGATGTTGTGCAGATTTACAGCCCAACCCAAGGCATGATCTTTATGTCAGAACAAACCATAAACACAGCTCTAAAACTTGAAGACGCCAGATACCGCAATGCTTCAAGCGCCATTCCTGCCGGTGTACTTAAGCAAACTGGTGGTGAACCGTTGTCAGCTCTTGAATTGGCACAGTTGGCTGAAGCGTTTAACCAAGCACGGTCAACTAATCAGACAGCTGCACTAAACGAGTTTTTGACGTACACAGAAACTAATGCGACACCTGACAAAATGCTGTTAATTGACGCCGCCGAATATCAAAGTAAACAAATCGCTAATTTGTGCAATGTACCCCCGTATCTATTGGGTATTTCAACAGGTAGTTACGCATACACAAACAGCGATAGCGCCAAAAGTGATCTTTGGACCTTTGGATTATCAATGTACGCAAAGGCCATTACCTCAGCCCTCAGTCAGCAACTGCCCCGTGGCACCTATGTCAAATGGGACTACGAGGACTACCTAAAAACTGAAGGCGCCGAAATGTCAGAACAATCAGAACCACGAGAAAACACACAAGAGGAACTAGCACAATGATTCGATTTACATCAAACACATTTGCTGTCGAAGCCGCAGGCCCAGACGGACAAGAACGCCGCACCATTACAGGCATTGCGGTGCCGTACAACACTTTTGCAACCGTAAGCGACGGTACAACTGTGCAGTTTGCCCCAGGCAGTTTGCCCGTAGACGGTAAAGCACCCAAACTTTATATGAACCACGACAGCACCCAAGCCGTTGGTTTGGTTTCGGAACGTGTCGACAGCCCAGAAGCCATGTACTTTACAGCCAAAGTTTCGTCAACCCGTGCCGGTGACGAAGCCCTAGTGCTAGCAGCTGACGGTGTAATTGACAGCGTGTCAGTAGGCGTCAACCCCACAGAATTTAAGTATGACGACGCAGGCAACATGACCGTGCTAAAAGGTGACTGGGTGGAATTGTCGCTAGTCCCACAAGGTGCATTTGCTGGGTCTATAATTACCGAAGTAGCGGCACAAGCGCCACAAATTGAAGCACCAAAGGAAGAACCCAAAATGGAAAACACCCCTGCAGTTGTTGAAGAAGTCGTAGTGCCAACGGCACCAATTTTTGCACAGCCGAAGCGTAATTTCGGTATGCCAACCGCTGGCGAGTACCTCGCCGCCTACCACATTGGTGGTGAAGTTTGGACTCGTGTCAACGCCGCAGCTGTTGAAGTGATGAAGTCACGCCAAACCGCATTGCAGGCCGCCGCTGGCGACAGTGTTACCACTGATTCCGCTGGATTGTTAAATGTCAATGTCCTCGGCCCTGTGTTTGAAGATCTGAACTACATCAGGCCTGTCGTTACGGCTGTTGGCGCTCGTGCCATGCCGGACGGTGGAAACCAAAAGACTTGGATTCGTCCGACTTGGACAACCCACACCGATGTTGGCACGCAATCGTCAGAACTTGGCGCCGTTACTGCACGCACCCCTGTGATTGCTTCAAACGTAATTACTAAGACAACGCTTGCTGGCCAGGTAACCTTCTCGGTACAAGACATCGACTTCACGTCGCCTGGTGCACTTGAAATTGTGTTGCGTGACCTCGCTGGCCAGTACATGATTCAGTCCGACGCCTTGTTGTGTGCCGCAATTCTTGCTGGCGACACCGCTTCAGGTTCAACTTGGACAGTTACCGCCAACGACCCAACTTCACTGATTGCCGCTTTGTATGACGCCGCAACCGACATTTTGTCCGCCACCAACTTCTTGCCTGATCACATTTTTGTCAGTCCTGACGTTTGGAAAAAGTTAGGTAGCCAACTAAACGGAAACAAAGAACCAATTTTTCCGTACACGGGCGCCGCTGGCCTCATGGGTGTCAACGGAATGGGAACCGCAAACGTTACCCAGATGAACACTTTCAACCCGTTGGGCCTCAACCTTGTTGTTGATCGTGCATTTGCAGACAACACTATGGTTGTAGCTCGTGGCACGGCCATTGAGTACTACGAGCAGATTCGTGGAATTATGACAAGAGACGAACCAGGTACGCTCGGCAAGGTCTTTAGTTACCATGGCTATGCAAGTACGTTCATTGCTGACGGTGACCAGGTTAAGTCAATCGCTATTGCCTGACCACCAACTTGAAAGGTGGTTAGCCGCCCATGGCTGTTTACCAAGTTACGTTTCATCAGCGTTTAGACAACTACGCAGTTGTACAAACGTTGACAGAACCCGAACTGGATTTGGGCTTGCCGTTTACGCTCGCTGGCTTAGGTCACGGGCTGAACGGTACGCACAATGTTTACGCTTTGCCTGCCTACCTGTTTACAGGTGTAACCAGTAACGGCGATCTAACATTTGATTTTGATTACCCGATACCCAACCAGGTGTTGTTTTATGACGCTGGCGACGACCTAGACCGCACAGCTGCAATACCGCAAGGCACCCTGACATATACCGAAGTTTGTACTTGGGTGTTAGGGCCCGCTGTTGCGACTTGGCTAGGTATTGCTCTAGCTGGTGTTGATGAAACAGCCTTTTTGACTCAATGTGCTTCTAGTGCTTCCAACTTTATTTTTAGGCGTAGGCAAGAAGCTGGTTATACCGACAGCTTGACAACTTCACCTGGTACCGATGTCACTTTGGCAACCACAATGTATGCCGGCGCCTTGTATCGACAACGTGGCGCCATAGACCAGTTTGCAAGTTTTAGCGATATGGGCGTAGCTACCGTGTCGGGCCTGTCACCACTGATTAAACAACTGGCTGGTATCCCACGGCCTGCGGTTGCGTAATGACTGTCTACACCGACCTGTTTAACGAGTCGATAGACGACCTGGCAACAACCCTTGCAACTATTACAGGTTTACGGGTCGTGTTTGACCCTGAAAAAATCAACCCACCATGCGTGTTTATTGACGCACCCAGCTTTGATTGCTTCAACTACAACATCGTCACCATGAATTTTTCGGTAAAAGTAGTAACACTAGGGCCAGGCAATTTGGACGGCTTACGCAACGTTTTAAGCATGTGTGCGTCGGTCCTAGGAAAGAATGTCGCCGTGAAATCTGGGCGCCCTGGCTATCTCCCGATTGGTGGCCAGACTTTTGCCGCATACGACCTATCCATAGACATGCAAGCACAGACAGGGTGAACATGAAATACACAATTAAAAGCCACAGACTCGGAACCGTTGGTACAGAATTCGTGCCGGACGAAAACACAAACATTGAAGCATTGCTAGCCAACGGGTTTATTGAATCTGACGAACCTAGCGACAGCCCAGCCCCAAAATCTGCTAAAACTAAAGAACCAGCAAAAAAGGATTAAACCATGGCTTCAGCTACTTATCTCAGCAACCCAGGCGTTCTTATTAACAGCGTTAATTTGACCGACATGTGTACCGCCGCCACTGTCACAAACACGATTGAGGCGCTTGAGGCAACTGCCTTTGGAAGTACGTCACGGTCATTTGTTGGTGGGCTTGCAAACCAAGAAATTACTTTGGACTTGTACATGTCCTATGCGGCCACCGAAACTTTTGCCACCCTTTCAGCATTGGTTGGCACGACTACCACAGTAAAGGTTGCAAGTACTGACGCCGCCTTGACCACTGCTACTGCCACGGCCCCCCGCTTTGAATTGGTGGGTTGCTATTTAGAGGCGCTTCCGGTCATCAACGCAACCATGGGCGAGTTGTCAACCATTTCCATTACTTTCACTGGTGGCGTTTTGACCACCGTTGTTTCCTGACATAACCACCAACAGCAAAGGCCCGACATGCAACTAACACTTAGAGTCGACCAGGGCGAAGGCCCTGTAGAAGTAAGCACCAACCTTTTCACGATTGTTTCGTGGGAAAGAAAGTTCAAACGCAAAGCCAGCGACCTGGCAAACGGTATCGGCATTGAAGATCTGGCATACCTTGCACACCAGGCGTGCATGCAACACAACGTCATTGTGCCAATCGTTATGGACGATTTCATTAAGAAGCTGGTATTGCTTGAAGTTGTTAGCGACGAACCAGAACGCCCTACCTTGCCAGTACCTACCGACACGCACTAGCCCAAGTTTTAGTAGCGACAGGGTACTGGCCACCTAATGTAGAGTTTGATACCAACGACCTAGCAACGGTCATTAAGGTCATCAACGAAAGCAGAAAATAGTCATGGCAACCGATCTAACTATAAAAGTAGATGGTGTCAAAGAAGCCGTTAAATATTTAAACCAGGTAGAGCCTGGTTACCGTAAAGCGTACGTGGCAAACATGAAACAGATTGCCACACCGATGACTAACGCTATGAAGTCCACCTATGACAACAACCGTTTACCTAGTGGCACAAAACGAAACTGGTCACCAGGTGGGCGCCAAGTTTTCCCTTTGACTGCCGCTAACGCTGTTCGTGGTGTAGGTGTTCGAGTTAACAACAAGAAAAAAGGCGCCGCCTTTTCGGTTATGCAAAAGAACCCTGCTGCCGCAATCTTTGACATTGCAGGCCGTGCTAACACCAACCCGTTAGGTACAGCGTTTAGCGCCAAGTTTGGTCGTTCCGCCAGCCGTGTTATCTGGCCAGTATTCGAAGCAAAAATTGCCGACCTAACGACCGAAGTTCAAAAAGTTGTTGAAGGTGTAATGGCTGAAGTCAACAAGAATTTTAAGGTGATGTAATGGCT